CTGCAGGAACCCGGCGAGCCCCTCCAACGGGTCGATCCGCGCCCCGGTCAGAAGCGCGAACAGCTGACGGTCGAGGAACACGGGCAGCAGACCGACGTAGAGAGGCTGGACGTGCACACGCCGAGCATATACGATCGACGTGTCTCTCTCCAAGTGACAGGCAGGGCCGCCCACGTCGGGCGGCCCCGCTAGCTTTCCGCCTGTGGGCTTCACTTCTGAGACGGCGAGGGCCGCGAACGAGCGCCGCAAGGAGCTGGCCGAGCAGCGGGCGGCAGGCGTCGCCGTCGAGTCCGCGCCGCGCAAGCGCCGCCGCCTCGAGCAGCTGACGCTCGACGAGGCGCGCGAGCTGGCACGTCAGGAGATGCAGAAGCTCCTGCGCCACAAGGACCCGAGGCTTCGCAGGGAGGCGGCGAAGTACGTGCTTGACGAGGCGCGCGCCGACCGCGACAACGAAGGCGTCCCCACCCGGATCGTGTACGAGACGAGGGCGCTGCCGCCGACGTTCAACCCGCGGGCGATCCTCGCGGAGCCGCCGCCGGCCGACCTGGCCGCCGATGCGTGAGCTGATCGCCGAGCCGCCGCCGTCCGTTCGTATCCGGCACGAGCCCGGCGGCGTCGTCGTGTTGGAGGACACGTTCGAGCCGTCCGAGAAGCAGGAGCTGTTTTTCGACGTGTGCGAGGACCCGCAGGTGGACGAGATCCTGTTCCACGGCTCCATCCGCGGCGGCAAGTCGCAGGCGTGCCTCAAGAAGATCGTCGCGTGGGCAATGGCCTACCCCGGCAAGTACCTCGTCAGCCGCGCGACGTACAAGGAGCTCAACGACTCGACGAAGGTGACGATGCTGGAAGGCGAGGGGGGGCTGCCGCCGTGCCTGCCGAAAGAGCTGATCCGGCAGCGGTACGACTCCGAGCAGCGGAACGAGGTGTGGCTCGTGTCCGGGTCCGTCATCCGCTTCCGCTCGCTCGAGCCGAAGGAGCGCGGCAAGATCCGCAACACCACCTACTCGGCCGCGTTCATCGACCAGGTGGAGGAATTCGACGAGGAAGGCGCCGACGACTTCTACCAGGAGCTGCTCGGCCGCCTGTCCGACCCTGGTGGGCCCGGCAAGATGCTGCTCGCGGCGAACCCCGGCCCCGAGGACCATTGGGTGTGCCGCCGCTTCGGCGCGTCCGAGGCGGTGCAGTCGCAGCGCAAGCCCGGCACCGCCCACGTCCACGTTTCGATCCTCGACAACGCCGACAACCTCCACCCGCGCTACGTCGAGAAGCTCCTGGCGACGAAGGAGACCGCCCCCGACTACTACAACCGCATGGTGCTCGGCCTGTGGGGCATGTTCGGAGGCCGCAGGTTCAAGACGTGGAACCCGGCGGTGTCGGTCGCGCCGAACTGCATCGACATCCCGTCGGAGTGGGAGATCATCGAGGGCGCCGACTACGGGTGGTCGAACCCGACGCATTGGACGTGGGTGGCGATCGACCACGACGGCCGGTGGTGGGTCGCCGCCGAGTACCGCCAGTCGGAGGCGACGACCAAGACGCACGCGGAGGCGATCAAGGCGACGAGGCGCAACGAGAACGACGAGCGGTTCAAGGGGTCGCTCGAGCCTTCGGTGACGTGGGCCGACCCGATGTTCTTTCACAAGCGGACGGAGCACCAGTCGATCGCGGACGAGTTCCGCGACGAGGGCATCTACCTCGCGCGCGCGAACAACGAGCGGCTCGCCGGGTGGGACCGGATCGAGAAGTACCTGACGGAAGTGCTGCCCGACGGGATGACGAGGCTGCGGTTCTTCCCGCACCTGGAATACACGCCGTTCGAGATCCGCAACGCGCGTATCAAGACGGGCACCGACGACATCGAGAAGGTGAACGACCACGCGCTCGACGCGCTCCGCTACATCCTCAACAGCCGCGCGCCCGCGCCGAAGGAGAAAACGCCGGCCGAGGAACACGATCGGGCGTCCGTCGCCGCGCGTATCGTTGAGCGCCGGAAGCTCGACCCTCGGTCACTCAGATACGGAGAGGAATAGCGATGTTCTTTCACGAAGTCGCCGAGCCTGTGAAGATGCCGACGAAGTGCGCGCTGTGCGGGTCGACGCGCGGGCCGCTGTTCGAGATCGCGGGCTTGGAGCACCTGGAATGCGTGACGGCCCACGGGCTGCAGGCGTTCACCGGCCAGATTTACGTGTGCATCGGGACGCAGGAGAACACCGGCTGCGTGCTGCAAATGGCCGACCGGCTCGGCTGCCTGCTGCCGGAACCGGCGGCGCTCCTGCGGCGTGAGCATCGGCAGCTGTCGATCGACAACACGCAGCTGCGCGATCGCGTCCGCGAGCTCGAGGCGCGCGAGCTGCGCGTCGTCAGCGTCGAGGACCTGAAGCGCTCCGAGCTGCGGGAGGTCGACGTGGGGGCGGCCGGGTAGATGCTGCCCCCGGCCTACGTCATGCAGCAGCCCGCGATGAACGCGGTCGCGCGCGGCGGCATGGCGCAGCGCCCGACGGCGCGGAACCGCTACCCGCTCGTCGCCAACCCCCTCTCGCTCGGCCAGGACCGCAACGGCCACGTCCGCCGCGGCCAGGCGACCCGCAACACGCACGACATGCAGCGGTACTACCTGCAGGCGTTCCTCGCGTCGCTCGGCGGCGCGGGCCCTTCGACTGAGGCGGTGAGATAGTGGCTCTCGACGAAGGCTACGGGCGGCCGACCATGACCCGGCCGCGCGGCGGCATCGGCACCCCGGCGTTCCGTCCGCGCCGCGACGACGACGACCCGGTGCGAAGGCTGCTTCGCTCGTTGGGCGAGAAGTTCACGCAGTTCGAGGACGGGTCGGTTCTCAGCGCCAACCGGTTCGCGCAGGAGGCGATCCCGAACGGCATCGTCGGCCACAGCCTCCACTTCGGCCAGCCGTTCTCGGGCGACCGTCCCGAGTACCGGCCGATGGGGTCGCACTTCGGCGATCCGTTGGGGATGGACACCGAGCCTGACGACGCGATGGTGCTCCGCAACCTGCTCGCCGTCCGCAACCCCGACGACTACCCGCGCGCGCCGTATCCGATCCCGCCCGCGCAGGGCGTCGCGCAGCCCGAGCAGATCCCGAACTACATGGGGCCGTCCGAGCAGGTGCCGCTGCAGTCGCTCGGCCGCAACCTCGGCACGTTCGCGCCGCCGCTCGCGGCCGGGGCGGCGCTTCCCGCGGTGACGATGGGTTCCAAGCCCGCGACGTTCTTGGAGCGGATGAAGCAGCGCAGGTTCGAGGACGAGCTCGAGCGGGCGCTCTCCGGGTTCGCCGGCCCGTACCAGCTGCGCGGAGGCGTCTAGTGCCCTACGGCATCCCGAAGGAGCGGGGCGGCGAGTCGACCGGCAACACCCGCAAGATGGAGAAGTGCGTCGCGTCGCTGATGTCCCGGGAGGGTGTGTCGAAGTCGACGGCGATCCGCCGCTGCAAGGGCATCCTCGGGTTCACGAAAGGAGGAAGGAAATGACCGTCCTCGCTGTCACCGCAGGAGGGGTCGTCTACCTGCTCGTCGTCGCCGCGCTCGGACGAGCCGTCATCGCCAGCGTCCAGCGTCGCGCCGAGCGGGAACAGATCCGCCACGAGCAGCGCGAGAAGGACCTGATCGACGAGCTTGCGACCGAACGCGAGCAGAACCGTGTCGAGCGGACGGAGCTGCTCGACCGGCTCCACCATGCTCTGCAGAAGCCGTGGGGCTACCCGCCGCCGCCGCCGCAGGTGGACGCGACCGGCCCGCCCGCCGACGACATCGTGTCCGACCCGTCGCGCGTCGGCGTGTCCGTCGCCTACTACCCTGAGGAAGCGTTGAGCTGACGTGTCGGCGCTCGCCCCGGCATACGAGAACCCGCCGCCGCAGCCGGGCAAGCGTGACGGCGACGACGACGGGTACAGCCTCGACAAGTGGCGCAAGCGGCGCGACCAGGGCGCGCAGGCGCGCTCCGAGTACGAGTCGGCGTGGGCGCTCACCGCCTCCTACCTGCAGAACCGCCAGTGGGTCGGGTGGGACACCAAGAACCGGCAGATCGTCGACGAGCCGAACCCGCAGGACCGCGAGCGCCACACCGTCAACGTGCTCACGCCGCTGATGTATCAGATCGCGGGGAAGCTCATGGCGGACGACTGGCGGCCGCACATCACGTTCGCTCGTTCCGACATCGAGGCGCAGGCCGTCACGAGGCAGTCGAGGCGCGCCGTCGATTACGCCTGGGAGGAGGAGCTCGAGGCCGAGGACGTGCTGTGGTCGGCGTTCCGCAAGATGCTGACGTTCGGGACGGCGTTCATCCGCGTCAAGCACGACCCGATCTACGGGCGGATGCTCGGCCCCGTCGTGCTCGGCCCCGACGGCGAGCCGATCTTCGACCAGGACGAGGCGATCGCCTACCGCGAGCAGGCGTTCATGCAGGGCATCCCGATCCAGGAGAAGGTGCTCAACGAGGGCCGCGTCGTGTGGGAGGCCGGGTCGCCGTACAACGCGGTCACGCCTCCCGGGCTCGAGGACGAAAAGACGTTCCCGTGGTTGGTCCTCGAACGGCCGGTGGCGATCGAGCAGCTCAAGATGATCTACGGCGAGAAGGCCGAGGGGTTGAAGGGCGAGGATCTTCGCGTCATCAGCTCCGTCGGCCTGCGCGACTACTCGACGGGGGCGACGGGGCGGGCGGCGACGGTCGGGAAGCTGACCGACCACGCGCTCCTTCGCACCGGCTACGAGATGCCGTGCCCCGAGTACCCGCGCGGGCATACGTGCGTTTGGGCGGGCGACAAGAAGCTGGAGGTCCGCGACACGCTGCCGTTCGAGGTCAACGGGCAGCCGAAGATCGGCCTCGTGTTCTTGAAGTGGCGTCCCGTCGAAGGACGGTTTTGGGGCCTCGGGTTGGAGGTCGGCGTCGGCCCGCAGCGGCAGCGGAACCGCTCGAGGTCCCAGTGGATCGAGATGAAGGACCGCGCCGGGCTCGGCCGCGTCTACACGCACGAGAACGCGATCACCGAGATCACCCGGCCGAAGGGCCAGATTTTCGAGGAGGTCCGCGTCCGCCCCGGCATGGAGCTTCCGAAGGAGACGCAGGGGACGCCGCCGGGGCCGTGGCTCGCCCAGGACGTCCAGATGAACGACATGGACCTCGACCGCGCGACGGGCATCGGCGCCGCCTCCCGTGGCGAGCCGATTCCCGGCATCGTCGCCTACGCCGCCTACGCGCTCATGGCCGAGAAGGAGACCGAGCAGCTCGCGCCGTGCATCCGCGACACCCGCCGCCAGCTGACGCAGCTGATGAAGGTGACGCTCGCCGCGATCCGCAAGCATTGGCTGCCCGAGAAGCAGATCATGCTCGCCGGCGACGACGATCAGATCGAGGCGTTCACGTACAACGCGAGCGAGCTGCCGGAGGCGGTCCTCATCAAGTTCGGCCGCGGCGCGCCGCTGCCCGACTCCCCCGCCGCCGAGACCCAGAAGATTTTTGACATCTTCGACCGGGCGATCGCGTCCGGTCAGCCGCTGCCGCTCGACTGGCTGTACGACAGCCTGCAGGCGGGGAAGGCGCAGCCGCTCCCGAAGCGCGAGCTCAAGGTGCAGGGCGACAAGGCGAAGTACGAGAACATGCTGCTGATGCGCGGCGTCCCCGTCGTCCCGGCCCCCTACGACAACGACGAGCTGCACGTCGTCGAGCACCGCAACGCGCAGACCGCTATCGGGATCATCCCCGGCATGGAGCAGGCGCACGAGGCGGTCGAGCTGCACATCCAGGGGCACATGGCTTCGGCGCAGCAGAAGCAGCAGGCGCTCATGGCCGAAGCGGCCGGTGCCGGTGGCGGCGACGGGGGCGTGGGCGGGCAGCTGGCCGGGCTCGGGCCGCTCATGGCGACGCTTGCCGGGGGCGCGGGGATGGGGATGGAGCAGGGTGCGCTCCCGCCAGCGGTCCAGTAGCGCGATCCTCGAGGCGATCCTCGCAGTCGTGTTCGTCGGTTCGTGGGCGCTCGTCTACCTGCGCGACCGCGCGCGCGAGTGGCTGCGGAGCACACGCTAGCCGTCCGAGCGTCGACGTACTCTCCCCGGCATGGCGAAGGTCGGTGAGGTTTTCACGCCGCAGCACGGCCGCCCGGCGTGGTACGACGGCAACGACGAGGACGTGCCGCGCGGCTACTACCCGATCCGCAAGGACGGGACGATCGACTTCTCGACGCGGCTGCGCTGGATCGACGACGCGCCAGGCCACGCCCGCCGAAACGACGGCCACTTCGAGGTCATGCGGCCCGAGGCGGGGTTCGGCTATTCGCACCGCAAGGCCGGCAGCCCCGAGGATCTTCCCGAAGGGACGGTCGTGCCGCTTGAGGCCCACGCGAAGGGGAAGGCGGGGCTCGGCGCTCGGCTCGCGCGCGCGCTCGGCATCACGTACATCATCGGCAGGAGCCGCACGAAGTGAGCGCGCTCGCCCTCCCGCGGCTGTGGACGCCGCCCGAGCGCAAGGTGATTCTCCGCGCCGGGATCCTCCGGCCGACCGAGGCGTGCGAGGAACTGTTCCCGTGGATGGAGCCTGGCGACCGCCGCCTGGTCGAGAAGTACCTCACGCGCCCGTCCGAGTTCACGCCGCGCGACTTCATCCGCTTCATGGCGGGCAGCAAGACGAACTTCGCCGAGAACGCCGTCAAGAACGCGATCGGCAACGCCGCCTCCCTCGGTGCCCCGGCGACGTGGCACGTAGGCCTGTGGACAGCCGCGCTGTCGGACACGTCCACCGGCTCGACGGGGAACGAGGCGAACTACGGGTCCTACGCGCGCGTCGCCAAGACCGCGAACACGACGAACTTCGCCACCGTCGGCGACAACACGTCGCTGAAAAACTCGACGGCGATCACGTTCCCGACGTCGAGCGGCACGCAGAACGTCGTCACGTACACCGGTTTCACGTCGGCGAGCTCCGGCGGCAACATGTGGCTGTGGGCCGACCTGACGGCCTCGAGGACGATCGACACGGCCGAAACGCCTGAGTTCGCGGTCGACGCCTTCACCTACGACGAGGACTAACCGGTGGCGTTCGCGTCGGTCGGCTCGATGGGGTCGGTCGTCACGCCGAAGTCGGACGGCACGACGTCGGTGCTGACGGCCGCGGCGACGGCGGAAGTCGGGAACGTCGTGGCGATCATGTCGGCGTGGGACAACGAGGCGACCGTCGACGGTGAGACGAGCCAGCTGTCGCTCGCTGACTCGGCCGGGAACACCTGGATCAAGGTGGCGGAATACACGCGGACGACGGGCGCGGCGAACGCCGGCGTCTGCGTCGCCCTCTGGGTGTGCGTCGTCACGACGCAGATCGACTCGGGCTCCGACACGTTCACGGTCACGTCGACCAGCTCGCGCACCGCGAAGGCGACGCACGGGTGGGAATACACGATCGACGCTTCCGAGATAGCCGTCGAGGATTACACGGTCGATGGGGCCGACAGCGGCGACCCTCCGGCGGTGACGCTCTCCGGGTTGACGTCGCGGGAGTATCTGCTTCTCCACGTCGGCGCCGAGGGTCGGGGTGCTACGTGGACGGAGGACGGCGACTACACGGAGCGGTTCGACATCGAGACGACCGGCGGCGGCGCAGCCTCGAACGTAAATCTGTGGATGGCCGACCGGATAGCAACGCTGACCGGCGACACGGCCGATCCGGCGTCGAATGCCGATCAGATCACCGCGGAGATCCTCGCGGCGGTGTACGAGGTGACGGCGACCGTCGAGGCGCTCGCCGCCGACGTCGACGGGTCGGGCTCCGTCACGGCCGCGCTCGACGAGAGGGTGCAGCTGGCAAGCTCGACGCTCGGCGTCGGCACGGTGACGGCCTCCCTGTTCGAGCGGGTCAATCTTGCCGCCTCGACGCTCGGCGCAGGGTCCGTCACCGCCGATCTGGGCGGTACCGAGGCGGGCGTCGAGTCGCTCGCCGCCGCGGTGCTCGGCGTCGGCACCGTCACCGGCCAGCTGACCGAGCGGGTGCAGCTCGCCGCCGCCGCCGCGGGCGTGGCCGCGACGACCGCGCAGCTGACGGAGGACGTGCAGCTCGCCGCCGCCGTGCTCGGCGCGGGCGTCGTCACCGGCCAGCTGACGGAACGGGTGAGCCTCGCCGCGGTCGTCGTCGGCGTGTCGTTCGTGAACGCCGACCTGACCGGAACCGGCGACGGCGTGACGCCGACCCGCAAGGACATCCAGCAGATCCAATACTGGATCGCCAACCGCGAAGGCGGCTTCTGAGGCGGTACGTCCGTCCGCCGCTAGACGTACTCTCACGCGCGTATGGCGATCTCCACCTGGTTCGAGTTCGTTTCCCATGCCAGGGGCGACACGGGCGGCGGCAACGCCGTCACCACACTGGCCTATCCGAAGGACGCGAAGGGCGCTCCCGCCGCGAAGGGCGTGCTGCTGTGCGCCGAGACCGGCGACGCGCTCATCCGGCTCGACGGCACCGATCCGGCGGCCGGAAACGCGGTGCTTCGGATCCCGGCCGGCGCGGTCCCGTTCTACCTCCCGATCGCCGACAAGGACATCGAGTTCCTCGGCTCCGTGGCGAGCACGAAGCTTCACGCGACCTGGGTGAGATAGGAGGGAAAGAATGGCTCTCGGTGTGACCATCCGAAAGAAGGACCGGACGAAGGGCGGGAAGATCCATCTGCTCGAGCTCGCCTTTGACTCGTCCTACCCGACCGGGGGCGAACCGCTCTCGGCGGCCGCCTGCGGGTTCGACCGTTCGATCGACTTCCTGATCGCGGAGCCCGCCGCCGGGTACACGTTCGAGTACGACCACACGGCCGGTACGCTGATCGCCCGCCGTGGCGACAACGCGAACGCGTCGGCAGCCCCGGCCGTCGAGGTCGCCAACGCGGTCAACCTGTCCACTGTCACCGGCGTCAGGGCTTTCGCCTACGGGGACGCGACGCAGATCCTGTAAGGAGGCTCATGCGACTCCCGTACTTCATTCCCCAGCACACCGATCCGAGCGGCGGAGCCGGAGGGCCCGTCGCGCCCGAGCCGACGCTTCCCGGCCCCGGCCCTGCGCCGGTCGACCCGGCACCGGCTCCCGGTCCCGCTCCCGCGCCCGCACCGGAGCCCGA